GATCATGATGAGTTGTGAGTTCAAATGAGCTTACTGAAGTTCCTAGAGAAAGAACCTAAATTTATTTACATGGAGGAGATGCTTGAACGACTTGAAAAAGAACCTGAAAGACAATACAACTGGATACGTAAAAACTACACCAGAGAATGTAGCAGAAGCAAATGAAGCGTTGTTTCGTGCTACAATGAACTTACCTGCTGCAGCTGCCCACTGTGGAATGACGCATAAGGAAATGA